AGAATGGGACCGCCTTCAAGAAAGTGAAGATACACAAAGTCAATTTACAGAAGATGAAGAACATATGATTATAGTTGAGGCAATGCAAATTTTATTGGATAAATTAGACGTGGATGAAGATGAATTTGAAGACCACGAACAACATGTAGATTGGATGAGATTCGATGACATCATAGGACACTACGTTTGTTATGTAAAATAATTTATAGTTTTGAGAAAATATATAAACACAATTCTATATACAATATTGTAAAATAAGACAATGGATAAAGACCTTCGTATCAGTGAACTTGAAGAAAGGGTAGCTCAATTAGAAGCAGAATTGCTATCTACTAAGGAGCATTTGAAACGATATACGGCTCCGGAAAGTAGAAAAGAGTATTATCAAAATAATAAAGAAGTTATCAAAGAACGTGTCAAAAAACATCAAGAAGAAACGAACTATAAGGCTAATTACAAACCTACTGCTGAACAAAAACAGAAATGGGCTCGGGCCGCATATTTAAAAAAGAAGGAGAAATTAGCTCAAGAGAAGAAGGAGAATATTTAGGATTATATAGTTATTTTATAAAAAACTATATAAAAAGAAATCTACGTATAATATATCAAGATGACAAAATGTTCGGCAATTGATAGAAATTTGAAAGGTTGCCGATGCAATGCTATAAATGATACCAGTTTTTGTAAAAAACACGATTATATGGTTGATTATACTGAAGAAATGTTGTCAAATTTACAGATTTGTTCGGGTTGTAAAAAGTCATATTATATACCAGATGGTAAGACTTGCTCGTCTTGTCGTAATAGAGGAAAACAAAATAAACAAATATCCCGCGAAAACGTCATACTATGTGCTAACGATAAATGCGTATTCAAGCGTTCAGAAGAGAATAAATACTGTCAAAAACACCAAATTTGTATATTTGTTGATGAAACCGTGGCTATAGGTAAAAAAATATGTAAAAATTATGTTCGGGGTTGTCGTTCTCAACTTGATTTGGAATATCAATATATTCGGTGTCAATCTTGTTTAGAAAAAGAAAGAGAACAGGAACGCAATCGTAGGGAAAACGCAAAAGGTACTACACATACGGATACACATCAAACTTGTTCTACTTGTTGTCAAGAATTCGAAAATTGTTTATTTGTTGGCGTGAATGGTGGAAATACCAAAACTTGTAAAAATTGTAGAGAGCGTAACCATATTCAAGACCAAAAACGCGATAAAGAACATCGTAATGAATTAGCTCGTATTGCCGAAAAGAAACCTGAACGTAAAGAAGTAAAACAACAATGGAACGAAAATAATTATGAAAAGGTTGCTATGAAGAGTATGAATTACCGACAACGACAAATAGAAACAGATGTAGAAGAGTATTTGAATAAAAACGCGGAAAACGCAAAACAATGGAGGGAAAATAACCCAGAAAAAAATAAAGAAAATAATAAATCGCGATTAGAAAATATCAAAATACATTATTCTAATTACATTCGGTGTGCGGGAGACAAAAACTTGGATTTTGAAATATCTCAGGAAGAATTCAATAAAATTGTAAAGGAACCGTGTCATTATTGCAACATTATTCAAGAACGCGGTTTCAATGGCATTGACCGATTGGATTCAAATGCTGGTTATGTAATGGATAATTGTGTGAGTTGCTGTAAGACGTGTAATTTTATGAAATGTTCGTTGTCTGCTGACGTATTTCTAAAACGCATAGAACACATTTTAACATATAATAACAAAATTAATGGACGTTATTTTTCTGAAGAGTTTTGTGATACTGATGCAAGAAGTTATAATGAATATAAAAAACGTGCAAACACCAAATTATTACCATTTGAATTAACAAAAGAAGAATATGATATAATTATAAATTCACAATGTTATTTATGTGGTAGAAAATCATATGAAGGGTGTAAAAATGGCATTGACCGCCTTGATAATAAGTTGGGGTATACAATGAATAATGTAAAATCGTGTTGTGGTAGTTGTAATTATATTAAAAAAGATATGGAACTCACCGAATTATTTAACAAAATGACTGAAATATTTTTGAAATGTAAAATTAAAGTGGAAACAACCACGATTATATGTAAAACACATAAACCATCAAAAAATATTGTAAAAAATATAAACAAAAAAACTTCTGATAAGAAACGCGAAGATGCTCGTCTTAGAAAACAAAAACAACGAGAAGCATTAAAATCAAAATATGGAGATGAAGAATACAAAAAAAAGAAAGCAAAAGAGATTGCTGATTACAGGAAATCAAAGAAAGAAACTAACAATTAGATTGCGTTTTGTATAATAAAAACATTATAGTTTTTATTATAATTTTTATGGAGATTCAAAAACAACAGGGTAATTGATTAACTATTTTACATTTTTTATTTATTTTTTGTGTTTTATAATTTTTATTTTGTTTTTGTGGGAAAACCCTTTTTATTAAAATACTTTGTAGGTCACAGTTGTAACCGGACACGATACAAGTAACGTAACTAATTACTATACGCTACACCTGCCATGCCGGACATAACACGGAGGACGTTGTAGTTAACAGCGTAGACACGGACCTTGGCAGTGGCAGTGCCGGACACAGCACCGGCGGAAAGCACGAGCTGAAGGACGGCATTGTCAATGCGGGAGAAGTTGCATGAACCAGAAGGCTGGTGCTCCTCGGGGCGAAGACCGAAGGAGTACACGTTGATACCGGAGTCAGGGGCACGGGTGTGGTGCTGGAAAGGCTGGACGGTATCGAAGTAGGAGCCCTCACGCTCGGAGAAGCGGTCCTGACCGTTAAGCTGGAGCTTGGCAGTCACGACAGGGTTCTCACCCCAGCAGTGCATGTCAAGGGCAGTCTCGGCAAGGACGAAAGAACCGGCATCGGAAAGACCCTGTGCGCCAGTGGCATCAGGGTTAGCAGCATTACCAACACCAGACTCAGTCATATCAGTAAGCTCCTTGTCAACACCACCGTATGCGGCAATGTCGTTGGGAAGGGAGTCAATGGCATCAGTGTAGTTGAAAGGCTGGGCTCCGTGAGTGGAGTTGAGGGTGGTACCGTCAATCAAAGAATCACAGTAGTCAACGTTGGCATCGGGCTGGACGACCCAGATAAGCTCCTTGCAGGGGTGGTTGAAGTTGAGCTTGATCTTGTTGGAGGAAGAACCGACAGACTCGTCACCAGTGAACTGGACCTGCTCGATGAGGTACTCGTGGGGGTTCTGTGCCATCTTTCTGCGCTCATCGGTATCAAGGAAGATATAGTCAACGTAGAGAGAAGCGGCAACAAGAGATTGCTGGTAAGCCTGGGTGGCACTGGCATTACCGTCCATGGCGAAAAGACACTCACCAATAGGGCGGAAGTCAATGTTGATCTTGACCTCGTGGTATTGAAGGGCAATCAGAGGAAGGGCAAGTCCGGGGTTGCGGCAAAACCAGAACTGAAGGGGCACGTAAAGAGTGGTCTCAGGAAGGGCGTTGCGGGGAGCACACACCTGGTTGGGGGCACTGGAAGCGGCACAGGGTCCGGCAATGTCAGCGCGAAGGGATTCGGTCATGTAGGTAAGCTGGGTGGTGTGACCGATCATCTTGTGGTAACCAGACTCTTGCTCCTTGGAAAGGGTAAGTTGGTTCCAGATGTGCATCCAGTCACCGTACTGACGGTCAATGCGTTGACCACCAACCTCGACCTCAACCTGGGCGATGAGCTGCTCACCAATGAAATCTAACCAACGAGCACCACAAGCGTTGTTTGCGCCCATGTTCTTGTTGATCTCAGGGAGAGTCACCTGAAGGTAGGTGCGGTAAGCAAGGTCACCGTTACGGCTGATGGTACAGGTGACACGGCGACCGAAATCGGCTTGACCGGAGAAGGTCTGCTCGATGGACTCCATGGCAAAGTTGGTGTGGCGTCTGTAGGACACCTTCCAGAAAGTAATCTCAGGGGTTCCGGTAAGGAAAACGTCTTGTGCGCCGTAGGCGACTAATTGCATTAAACCTCCAGCCATTGTATGGAATTTATATATTCTACAAAGAAAAAAATCTGGGAAAAAATCGCATTAATTCAATTAAAAAAAATATTATTGCTAAAAATACAAGAATAATGATAAATAAATGCTCTAATTATTAGCAATAATCACAAAAACATAAGTTTATAGTCAATTCGTTAAATTACAATTGTAATTTTTTAACTACAGTTGTAAATGTCCTAAATATATTTGTATCACTTGATAAATCTTCACAATATGGCGGTATAATATACACTACTCCGGATTTCGAGATTTGCCGCTTATTCCCAGCGCACATGAACTATTCGTCAATAAAAACTTCTCTAAATAGTCTTCTTGGAATATTTCCCGTTTATTTTCATGTTTTTTCGTGAAAATATAAGAATCATTTGATTTACGGATACTCCATCCTTCTTCTAAAGCATTTGTTAGAAACATCATTTTTTGAAAGACCGGTTTTTCTATTTTTATATTTCGAGGTAAATCTAATAAAGTGGTTTCAATGTTCTTAGTATCCATATTCATATCTATATCTATATCCATATACACATTAGAAATACCATTTTCTCCTATTATTTACGAATTTATCGTGTGTAAGTGTATACCAAGTATGACGGAACAATATATGATTCCAACAAAACACGCATTTACATGTGAGGAGCATAAAATCCATGAAAACGAAGTTCCGCTATCTCCAGCGAGATACACTTGTAAAAAATGTAAAAAAAAGAAAGTTCCTGGATATAGTAATCCAGACCACGTATGTAACCCTTTCGGCTATTTGTATTTAGCCCCCCGAATATGTCTAGACTGTGCTACAAAAACGAAAAAATGTATGTGGTGCTAAAAATTGATTGATGTACGTTAGGTAATTATACACTATATCCAATTCGCCACTATGATTTATTACATTATCGCAGCATACACATTAGCTACATTATGGTTTTCTACACATTGTAGAGATTGTTATTTTTCAAAAACACGTTATATTGTCATAGAAGAACACAATCATAGTTTACCTATTATCAAGCCAATACCTACACATATTACTAACACTATTCAATATTATGACACATGTCCCATTGTGTTGTAATATATGCGATTCATTCATTTTTCATATCTGTATTCTCGTGTGTTACTACTTCTTAGTTGCACGGCGTGTATTTTTTTTTGCTCCCCCCTTTGTTCTCTTGGTCTTTCTACGTTTTTTTGATTTCTTGCCGCCTCCAAATAAAGTAGGTGAGTATATTGCGGTCGTTGCTGAAGGACCAAAATAACCAGCTATAGTATTAGGTCTAACTGAATCAGGTTTTAAAAACTTCATATCCAACATTGCCCTAAATCCGGAAGGTCTATCTCCCATTGCACCTATACGAATATTAGTAGGGTTATAATTAGTTGCAGTTCTATATCCTGCATCTATAAATACACTATTTTCTTCTTGTGCTCTATCACCTTTGCCTTTTCGTGATGCTATTGATATTAATTGATTAAAATTTTCTTTAAATAAATCTTGAAAAACACCATCAATCGGTTGTGATTTATCTTGATTATATCGCGTATTCCATAAGTTCATAATTTTGGTCGATAAAGCATTCATTGTATTTGATGCTGACAATAGTTCTTTACCATCTTTAAGATAAAATTTTTCATGATATGGTTCTGCTTTAATACGATCTACCAAGTAATCAAATTCTAAACTTACCCGATTTTTATCGTGTTTGATAAATGTTCTATAATAATTAGGTGTATTCGTTTGAATAGTAATATCAACTGTGCTTGGAAATTCGTTATTCGTGGTGATTATTTGTTTCATAGTACAACTACCAAGACCACCCATTGCATCTATATACTGAGGAGTAGAACATACAGCATTTTGTAAAAAATTAGAATCTGAATATCGGGATTTTTTAATTGCGTTATTAATAATACTAATGTCAGAATTGTTAAATTGTGAAATAAAGTCTGTAGGAGACAATTGTTTATAATTAGTTGTCTCATTCTCATTTTTCCATAAACCCGAAATATTAATTATGGTGTCAAATAACTTAGTATCTATACCAGATACATTATCACCATTTGAAATACCATTTATTATGTATGTTTGCTGATTAAAAATCGTATTGTTACCTTCTATATCGAGCCCATCGGGATAAATTACCTTACTATCCTTATCTGAAAGCCCCATATAGAACAAACCATTAAACGCTACTTCGCTACATAATAAGTTAATCACAGATTTCATTTGAGGAGATGGGCGTGTACCGGACTCTTCTGACTCACTTTGTTTTGAGAACTGCCTGTTTACATCTTGGTTAAAATTAAAAATATGAGCGTCAATTTGTTCTTGTATACCTTGATTGGTTTTTATTACGGTATCATATCGTCGAGTGCCGGGAGCTGGTTCTTGTTTTATAGTACTATTTAATTTTGTTAAACGTTTTATTAGTTGGTTTCTCTTTACTGTCATTGTTTTTAAATTTGGGTCAATTTGTAATAGGTTGGTTTCATTAAAAGCTCCACCTAACATTCTTTTTTTTATTTTTTTTCTAAAATCAGTTTGTTTGTTGGGTAATGGACACATTTCATTTAACATAGTATTAACATTTTTAACAAATGTGTCAGATAATTTTACTATAAAGTCATATTTATTCACCTTTGGATTAATTTGCGGACAATGAATCACAATCAACAAATATTTCATCAGTATTTGTTTTAAATAATGGCTATTTAAAATAGCATACTCGTTTGTATATTCACGTTGTAAAAAGAAGGTATAAGTACCTTTTATTATTTGATGAACGGTTTTATTTACAAATTTTAAATATTCTACGTTTAGTTCATTGTTTTCATCACCGACCATATTTAATGCTTCGTATATTTCTGTGGATTTTATACCACGTAGGTTATCATTTTCTACCTCATCATTTATAATCGCATCTAATACGTTTTGTATATTGTCATTTTGAACTATAACAGGACGAACAACCTGTTTGTTAGGTGCTTCAAATACGGTTTGCATTTGAGGTTCGTATGGCTCATATGATAAATTTGGACCGGTTAATGGACCGGCTACTAATGTAGCACCATCACCATCACCGCCAGTATGTGTTTTACCTTTACCTGTTTGTTGTAGTTGTAGTATACGCCTTTTTTTAATATCAGCTATAGTGGTTGATTGCATACCCATTACACGAAAAGTTGTTTGTTCTATATATTGATATATAGGTTGAATTAACCCTATCATATGTATATTATCATACGAATAGACAATCAGTATTGACTGTAATAGCGCATTTATCCCTGCATTCGTTGTTAATGTCGCATTTATTGTTTTTTCATCTTGCAACATGGTACGTATATCACTTAGATTTTGGGCGGTTACTGAACGCGTAATTGGTTGTCTTACATCAACTGAAAATGTATCTGCGTTAAAATCTTTTACATTTTCGGACAGAAAACTTATAATTTCTGGTGAATATTCATATTCAGATATATCCATGAACTTACTGTCAGGTGCATTAAAAAATGTCTTTTTTTCATTTATTTCTGCTTGTATATCATCTTCGTCTACTCCCAAACTACGAAGGTCTGTCTCCAATCGTTTAATCTCTACCTCCAAATCACGGTTGCGTTTGGTCTGTTCGGCTTTCGCTTTCTGTTTTTCTTCTGGAGTTTTTCGAATAACTCCAGTTTTGGCCGAACCCGATGGTATTTTCCTACCATTACCAACGCTTGTCGTTTTTCCTTGAAAAATATCTTGACTAATTTCTTCTAAAGATTTGATTCGATTTAATGAACTAATCGCACCGTAATCATGAATAAAATCGTGTATTAGTAATGACAACATCATCAATCTGAAATATTTATCATCTTGATATTCAATGGTAGGCATAATATTATATATATATTCCTACTATAAAAACTAACATAAAAACACCCATATAAAGTATTATATCTGGTTTAATGAGAGGCGAGTCTAAAAAACGGCAACTCAAACAATTGAAAACTATACATACAATTGACGAAAAGCACTCGGAACTAACAGAATATTATGATAAGATAGAGAATGATACTATTCCCCAGTTACAACGAGAAAAGGAGGAATTGAGAAAAATAATGCCTACTTTACGTTCAGAACAAGTCGATGAGTATATGAATATAAAAGACAAAATTAAGGACATACATGAGCGAATAAAGAAACTTAAACAAGAGAAGAAGAAGTATTTACTGGATAATTCTAAATTCATTTTTGACTACTTCGAACAAAAACAGCAAATTTCTTCAAGTACAGACGAATATGGAAGCACCGACGCATTAAACAATTTTTTCAAAATTAAACCAGATGCGACTACTGCCAACGACGGCTCTATTAATAGATATACCCAATCCAAAATCAATACACAACAGTATTGGCGGAATGTAACAAATGAGTTTACAAATTCTCAAGATTATTACATTTCATCGGATAGATGCGAATCATGTAATATTGGAGAAATGATACCTCAAGATGAGGAAGGAATACTTATATGTAACAATACGAAATGTGGCAAATTCGTAACCTACATCATAGATAGCTCTAAACCGAACAATAAAGACCCTCCAAATGAAGTTTCCTACACCGCCTATATTCGTCTTAATCATTTTAAAGAAATCCTATCTCAGTTCCAAGCTAAGGAAACCACATTAATACCAGATGAAGTGATAGACTCCATTAAAGCACGTATTAAAAAGGAACGCATTACCGATTTATCTGAACTAAATTATGATAAGATGCGCGAATTATTACGTAAGCTTGGATTAAACAAATATTTCGAACATATTCAATACATAAATTCGTTGTTTGGGATTAAGCCACCTGTGATGAACGAGGAACTTCATGAAACGTTATGTGTTCTCTTTATTGAGATACAGAAACCGTGGGCGGTCCATTGTCCGGCGAATCGCACTAATTTTTTTAACTATACATACACGCTCCATCAACTATGTGTGTTGTTAGACCAAACCCAATATTTACCCTATATACCTATGATGAAAGACCGAGAGAAACAACTCGAACAAGATATGATATGGAAAAAGGTATGTGAAGATTTAGATTGGGAATTTTTCCCGTCCGTATAATGTTTCTTACAAAACGACATAAACATTATATTGTTATATTTAGTAATGAAGATGCCGTATTCTTATCCCGTAGATTTAACAATTGAATATACAAACAATACCGAATATCGCGAATGTTTACGCAACCTATTTAAGATGAATTCCGAAAACTATCCCGAAACAGAAAATATGGATTTGGATGAGGAAACGATGGATGAAATGAATTATGATTATCAATCTGCTACGGTTACGATGGACTTTATTTTTGGAACTACCAAATCAATCCCTGAAATTATGGAATTATATGAAAAAACCGCATCTTTTATGTTTTCCACTGACCCTAACATAGGACTTACTATTATGTTAGGTTACGATTATTTAGACTTGTTCCATAAATTGTTACAAAAAATTGTATCTGGAACTCCTACAAAAGAGTTAGTACAAACAGACATTTATAATCAGTTACATACAAAAATATATAAATAGTTTTTTGGTGTATATAAAATATACATTATTATATACACCCATAATGGCTTCTACTCGTAGTAAAAATAATGAGGGAGATTACCGATTAGAACAAACCGCTAACTCTGGATTATGTAACTATCTAACCTGTCAAAAAAGTAATTTTGGAAATCCTACTACTACGCACTTTGCAGGAAACGGATTATTACAAGGACGAATCGCACCCTCTAATTTATCAAATAATCCATATGACATTGAATCGCAATTGTTCGGTATTGGAACAAGTAATATGGTTAAACCCAAACCGTCAGTAAAACCTGTAATTCACGACCTAAATTCACTTAATGTTAGTGACCGTCTCCCTACCATGATTCCCGAACCATTGATTGTTGAGAAGGGACAACGCCCTAATATTATGAATTAGAATAATTTTTCTGTGTTCGTCTATGTGATAAAACATTGTTTCGAAACGTGATATTACGAGCGTGTTTCCTTTGCTTCTTTTTAACGATTTCTTCTTTGGATATAGTATTTTGTACTATATCTGGTTCCACTGTTTCCACGGGTTTATTCGACGAAACAATCTTCATTATTTGTTCCATGAAATCCATTTGTACGGCATTTTGACCGGCTTTTTCGGGCAATTCTTTACATTCTGATATGTTTATTTTTATATATTCAGGTAAAGGTTCGGTCATATTGTTCTGTATTTTGATAGGTATTTCTATATTCGCAATCACATATTGAATTGACATTTGACGATTACATGTAATATCAATTTATATTTAACTTTTTTGTTAATATATTATTTCATTGATTTACAATTTCTGGGCGTTCATCTATATAAAAGTCTTTCTTTTCTGGATTATAGTTTATATACTTTACTTGTTTTGATGGGACATTTTCATTCTCATCTTTCATATACATTTTACCTATGTAAATGTATCCTTCATTTGCCTTCTTAGTGTCTATCTCATAGGGGTCATTGTCTTCAGCTGGTTTAAAACTAAACATGTTACTTAATGATGAAATTAGCAAACCAAATGATTGTTTTAACCAATCAAATTTTCCACTCAAGTCTACTGAATATGACCCTTTGTTCGCCACGTCTATAGGGACTGCTTCTACAGAGGGAACGGTATTGGATACGTCTGTAGGGACTGCTTCTGTAGATGGGACTACTATATTCGATACGTCTGTAGGGACTGCTTCTACAGGGGGAACGGTATTTGATACGTCTGTAGGGACTGCTTCTGTAGATGGGACTACTATATTCGATACGTCTGTAGGGACTGCTTTTGATTGTATTCGTGGTTCACGGTCATATTCAATATTCGTTTTTAATGACTCAGTTAATATGTGTAACAATGGACTAATGTCAAAACCGACATTACTGGTAGCGTCTTGTTCTATTATTGGTAAGATTTTATTATCATCCATATTTTTGATGTCTAATGTTTGTTTTAACGTTGGAATGAATGTGTTTACATCAAACTCGGTACCGTCTGGTTGTGTTGGAGTAACTTCAGCTACATCTACTACTTCTTGATAATTTTGGGTTGGTTCGGGTTGTGATTCGGGTTGTGATTCAGGTTGCGATTCAGGTTGTGATTCAGGTTGTGATTCCGGTTGCGACTCAGGTTGTGATTCCGGTTGTGATTCCGGTTGTGACTCAGGTTGTGATTCAGATTGTGACAATTGGTATTTTTCACATGTATTCGTTAATTCCTTAAATTTTTCATTAGCAATATCTTCACAATCTTTATTTTTATCTGGATGAAATCGTAACCACGCTTTTGGTTTAGGTTTATGCGTAACTGGATTACAGTCCTGGCTTGGGACTATACCACGTTCAT